GGTATTTTTTATTTGGGTGAAAAAACATTTCTTAAACTGTTTCCTGAAATACTTGATACTGAATTAAAATATACCGATATTTTAACAAAGGCAGAAATGTTACTTTCAGAACAGAAGGGAAATGTTGCTTTACAAAATCTCCTTAGTGGGAAAACCAAAGAGGGAATATTTGGAGAAGAGTTTTTCACAATTAATGAAAAATTGGTGGACCTAGCTAATCCACTCATTTCTCAGGAAGGAAAAGAACTTGTTAGGTCGTATTACTCAGAGTCATTGGATCCTGATGGACGAGGACACAGAAACCTAATAAGAATGATGATGGAAGACGGATTCTTCAAATTTCTCCCAAAGGGTGACGACGCTTGGGTAAATTTTTTAAAACCATTTTTAAAACTATCAAGAAAAGAAAAAACAAATTTTAGAAACAAAACAAAAAAGTAAAAAAATGAGAGAACAAGAAATAACAAAAGTAGAATTTTTGTTAATGTGTAATGACAACATCGTAGTTCAGAGATTTTTCAATGTCAAAGGGTTTAACAAAAACGCCGGCAAGTCAGAAGAATTTTATGATTACATAAGAACTTTCTGTAATGAACTTCAATATAATTTGAAGATGAGATCGGTTGTTTACATGTTGGATAATCAGTATGAAATTTCTGAAAATCCAGAGGTATTAAACACATCAATTACAGATGGTAAAGAAAATTTTAACCTTTATATTAAGGTTGGGGATATGACAATTTGTCAGAGAACATTTGATGCAAAACCTTACCCACCAAAGGTAAGATATACCGTAGACCTACGCCCAAGGTTAAAAGGTATCCTAACAGACCTGACTGACATTTTTTCAGGTAGAAAATTTAATTATTTTTATCCACAATTTATTCAAAACTAATAGTATTTATCTTTACTGATAAGAGGAAAAATTATGGCGACAAACAAAAACTTTGAATATCTTGGTAACAATTTTCAGATTCAATTACTTAATCAAATTATTTTAGACAAAGACTTTTCACACTCAATAATTGATGTGATAGAAAACAACTATTTTGAAAACAAGTATTTCAAAATAATCATTCAAATGATTAAAGAATACTATAAAAAGTATGATCACACACCTTCTTTTGATACCTTAGAACAAGTCGCTAAATCCGAATTACAACAAGAAACTGCTGTTAAAGTTGTGCTTGACACCGTTAAGAAAATCAAGTCTGCACCTATTGATGGGGTAGATTTTGTACAAGAAAAGGCTTTAAAATTCTGTAAACAACAAGAGTTACAGAAAGTAATGAAAAAGGCTCAAAAGATTATAGACGGGGGTGAGTTTGAAAACTATGATACCCTAGAAGAATTGGTAAGAGAAGCACTACTTGTTGGCTCAAAAGATACATCAATGATGGATGTCTTTTCAAACCTAGATCAAGTATTGGACGACGACTATAGACACCCAGTACCAATGGGAATACCAGGTATAGATAGGTTGTTAAAGGGAGGTTTAGCAAAAGGAGAAATTGGTGTTATCTTAGCACCAACCGGAGTCGGTAAATCAACAGTATTAACCAAGATCTCAAATCACGCATTTAACTTAGGTTTTAATGTCCTACAAATATTCTTTGAGGACAACCCAAAAGTGATACAAAGGAAACATTTTACCCTTTGGACAAAAATTCACCCTGACGAATTGTCAGAAAAAAAGGATGAGGTGATGCAAAAAGTAAAAGACATTAAAGAAAAAATGCCAAATGAGTTAATCTTGAAAAAACTACCGTCTGATACTAAAACCATGTTGCAAATTAAGAATGAAATTAGAAAAATGATTGCAGATGGTATAAAGATAGATATGGTTGTTGTTGATTACATTGATTGTATTGTTCCAGATAAAAATCTAGGGGATGAATGGAAGAGTGAGGGTTCGGTAATGAGAGGTTTTGAAGCTATGTGTCATGAACTAAATTTAGTAGGTTGGACGGCAACCCAGGGAAATAGATCCTCAATTTCATCGGAAGTTGTAACGACTGACCAGATGGGGGGATCAATTAAAAAGGCACAAGTAGGACACGTTATTATTTCAGTAGCAAAGACATTACAACAAAAAGAAATGAAGTTGGCCACAATAGCAATTACCAAGTCTCGTATTGGAGATGATGGTGTGGTGTTTGAAAATTGCAAGTTTGATAATGCTATGATTGAAATAGATACTGAATCCACAACTACATTCTTAGGTATTGAGGAACAAAAAGAAGAAAGACAAAGACAAAGGGTTAAGGAGTTGCTTGAAAAAAGACAACAAAGAGAACAAGAAAAACAAAAAACTTCAGAAAATTAAATAAAAATAATTAAATTTATAAAAAATGGATATTTCACAGAAAATATTGAGCGATATTACGGTGTATATGAAATACGCTAAATTTGTTCCCGAACTAAATAGAAGGGAAACTTGGGAAGAATTGGTGACAAGAAATAAAGAAATGCACCAAAAAAAATACCCAAACATTAAAGATCAGATAGAAGAAGTATATAAAATGGTATACGATAAAAAAATTCTTCCATCTATGAGATCATTACAATTTGGTGGTAAACCAATTGAGATTTCACCAAACAGAGTTTATAACTGTGCTTATTTACCGATAGACCACACAGACGCATTTTCAGAAACAATGTTTTTGTTATTAGGCGGAACTGGAGTAGGATTTTCAGTACAAAGACATCACGTAGATAAACTACAAGAAATTAAAAAACCAAATCCAACAAGAACAAGAAGATACTTAATTGGTGATTCTATTGAAGGATGGGCTGATGCAATTAAAGTATTGATGGAGTCTTATTTTGGATACAAAGCATCAACACCAATATTTGACTTTTCAGATATTAGACAAAAAGGGGCAAACCTTGTAACATCTGGTGGAAAAGCACCAGGACCTCAACCATTAAAAGATTGTATTCACAATATTACAAAGGTTTTGGAAAACAAAAACGATGGCGATAAATTAACACCAATTGAAACACATGATATCATTTGTCATATTGCTGATGCGGTATTAGCGGGTGGAATCAGAAGAGCGGCCCTTATTTCATTATTCTCAGCTGACGATGATGAAATGATTTCTTGTAAATCTGGAAATTGGTGGGAATCAAACCCACAAAGAGGTCGTGCAAATAATTCAGCAGTTCTATTAAGACATAAAATAACACAAGAATATTTTATGGGTCTTTGGAAAAGAATTGAATTATCTGGCGCTGGTGAACCAGGAATTTATTTATCAAATGATAAAGATTGGGGAACAAATCCTTGTTGTGAAATAGGACTTAGACCATACCAATTCTGTAATCTGTGTGAGGTTAACGCTTCAGATATTGACTCACAAGAAGATTTTGAAAAAAGAGTTAAAGGTGCAGCGTTCATTGGAACATTACAAGCTGGATATACGGACTTCCATTACTTAAGAGATGTATGGAAAAGAACAACCGAAAAAGACGCACTTATTGGTGTAGGAATGACAGGTATTGGTTCTGGAGTTGTGTTAGGTTATGATATGAAAGCAGCAGCTGAAGCCGTTAAAGAAGAAAATGAAAGAGTTGCAAACCTTATCGGAATTAATAAAGCGGCACGTACAACAACCGTTAAACCATCTGGAACCTCATCATTGGTTTTAGGAACATCATCTGGTATTCACGCTTGGCATAATGACTATTATTTAAGAAGAATCCGTGTTGGAAAAAATGAGGCAATCTATACATACCTTGCAATTAATCACCCAGAGTTAGTTGAAGATGAATATTTTAGACCTCATGACACAGCGGTAATCACAATACCACAAATGTCACCAGAAGGATCAATCTTACGATATGAATCAGTATTCCAAATGCTTGAAAGAGTGAAAAAAGTATCTCAAGAGTGGATTAGAAACGGACATAGAACAGGACAAAATACGCATAATGTATCTGCAACAGTTTCAATTAAAGAAGACGAGTGGGATTTAGTTGGTGATTGGATGTGGAAAAATAGAAAATTCTATAATGGATTATCGGTTTTACCATACAACGGAGGAACTTACACACAAGCACCTTTTGAAGATTGTACTAAAGAAGATTTTGAAAGATTATCTGCAACACTAAAAGATGTGGATCTTACAAAAGTAATTGAACTACAAGATAATACCGACCTTCGTGGTGAAGCAGCTTGCGCTGGTGGTGCATGTGAAATTGTATAAGTCATGAAAGTAAGTTGGGGAAACAATGTAACGCTAACATACCAAGTTTTGTTAGCTTTTTATGACCAAAGAAAAACTAACTAAGATGACAGTAAACGCATCAAAAGATTGGGTACAACAGTTATATGTTCAGGAGACAACTAAAAAATCTCCTGAACCTGACTTTTATAAAGATGAAAATGGTAATATTGTTATGACTGAATCATTCCATATAAAACGAGGAAAATGTTGTGGAAACAATTGTAGACACTGCCCTTACGAACCACTTTACCAAAAAGGTAACACAAACTTAAAGGAATCACTACAAAAGTAGTGATTTTTTTTTGGGGGGGATATTTATAATAAAAATTAGTTTATGAAAAGAATTATAAGATTAACAGAGTCAGACTTAACAAGAATTATTAAGAGAGTTATTCGTGAAGAAGAATTAATTAAAGTAATTTCAGAACAAAAAATACCATCATCAACAACTGAAATAAAAAAATTCCAAGATTGGATGGATACAATTGGGCCTTGGGTTAAATCACCAAGTGGTAAATATGTTAAATTAAACAAGGGTGAAGGTTATGGTATTTTTGGTGCAAGTACAGAGGCGGCTTGGAGTAAATATGGTAATCAATATTTATCAAATAATACTCAAGATGAAAAAGTAACTAATACAACTCAAAACGGATTTGTTATACCATTTGCATTTCCCGAATACGAACCAACTATAGAATCAGGAGGTGGAATGTGGCAAGAACTTATATCTTGGGTTGCAGAAAAAAGTGGGTTCGCAAAAAAGAAAGGAACCGTTGGTCCGTTTGGTCACGCAGGTGTTGCAACAGTAACACCAGAAGGTAATGTTAAGATTTTTGAATTTGGTAGATATAGTGCCACAGCCAGTAAAAAAGGTTTAGGAGTCTGTGTCTCAAAAAATTTAGGTAAAGTTGCAAAGATATCAGACGGAAAGATTACTAATTTAGAAAATTTAATCAAGATAATACACAGAAATACAAAAGGAGAAGGACCTAAATATAAAATTGAATATGCGGTTTTAAGTGCTCCAAATATAAATAATGGGATAGCACACGCTGAAAGTGTCTCAAAAAAACCCTACGATTTATTTGATTTTGAAATAAGTGATGATGATAGTAATTGTGGAACATTTGTCTTAGAGGTTGTTCAAAAATCTGGTATAGAGATTACTAATTACTGTTTTCCTACACCAATTTCTATGGTTAGACGTATGAAAGAAGAGGAATTAAACCAAAATTCGACTGATTTTTCTAAATATCTAAAGTATGCTCGTTGATTAATAAAAAAGAATTAAATTTAAAACCCCAAATTGGGGTTTTAAATTATTAATAAGTATTATATATTGTTGTTAATAAATCACTTTCATAAATGTCAGAAGGGGCAACAACTAATTCATTTAAGTCAAATTTTTGATTACCATATCTTTTCTTAATAGCTAATCTAACAATTGGATCATCCAAATTAAAATTAGCAAATGTCTTAGGTTCACATAATTCAACACCCATTTGTTTGTAAATTTTCCATACTAATTCAGAACAATACATTTTTTTATCACCCCATTGAAATTTAAGGTCATAATTTTTACCCATTTGTAATTTTGAATAAGCCATACCTTTTTTTATTTGATCTTTAGTAAGTGGAGTTTTTGGTCTTAATATTTTATAATTTGAATTCAAACCTCTACTTACAAAACTATCAAAAGAAGTTATTTTTACTGGTTGTACAGCCTCAAAAACATAAGGTTTACCATTTTTTATAAAAATAACACCAACGTGTGTCAATTCAGAAGAAGTTACTAATTGTAACATTTTACTCTGACTTGATTGAGATGTATGAAAAATTATGTCACCATCTTTAAGTTGAGATTTATCCTCAACTTTACAATTTGGTTCTATTCTAAAAATTGACGAACTAACATTTGAACAAAAAATAATTAAAGAAATTAAAGAAAATAATAAAATTACATTAAGTTTTTTCATAAGATATATTTTTAAATTGATTACGTACAAATATATGTAAATATACAATTTATGTAACAACTTTTTTGGTTTTTTTTTTTGAACATATATTTATAAATAAAAAAATATGAAAAGAATAATAAGGCTAACAGAATCAGATCTTGCTCGTATTGTTAAACGAGTTCTTAAAGAACAAAATGATCCTCCATATAGACCAGGTATGGAACCATCTACAAAAAAAACAGAAACACCATTAGGTGTTAATCCATCACTTAAACCAGATCTTGAGATTAAAAAATCAAAAGAAAAAAAATGGTGGGAATCTATGGGTGAAATGTTAAAATCTGAAGGATTTTCTTTAAGAAAAGAAGGTTCAAAAGAGATATACACTAATTCATCAATGGGCATGGCAGTTGTATGGTCATCTGACTATAAAAAAGAAGGTTCTGGAAGAATGAATGCTGATATTGATGAAGTCCAAATTGATATATATGATTTGAAAAAAGATGAAAAACTTAGATCTTTAATTCCTAAACTTAAAGATGGAGAACATGATCTCGAAACTATTTTTCCAACTTCTTTAACAAAAAATTTACAACCCGGATGTTACGAAACATATTGGACAGCCTCTTCACCAATGCACGCAGCTTTTGGTGGTCGATACCAACCAGTGGTTAAGGTTTGGTGTAAAGATAGTATGAAAAAAATTATTAGTTTTCTTAAAAATTTATAAAAAAAAATAATTAAATTTTTTTAATTAAAACCCTCTTTAACAAAGGAGGGTTTTTTATTTATATAAAATTACCAGTCCTTATATTTATTGGATATGGCAAATGGGGTTACATACGGAATAAATTTTCCTTTTAGAGAATCTTTTACGGGTAGATATTTGGATCTTTCAGACACTAGTGATGAAGAAATAAGAACAGATCTTGTTCATTTATTATTAACAAGAAAGGGAACCAGATATTTCTTACCAGATTTTGGAACAAGATTATATGAATATATTTTTGAACCATTGGATGGACCAACATTTTCAGATATTGAAGCCGAAATACGAGATAGTGTTGAAAGATATATTCCCGGAATACAAATAACAAATATTAGTATTACTGACGCTTCAGAAGGTGAAGAAGATAAAGGAACTTTTATTAATAGTCAAGGTCAAAGAGAATTTACAGTACAAGGTATTGCTGAAAAAGAACATACAGCAAAAATAAAAATTGATTATAGGTCAACAAATCAGGCTTTTGAAAGTAGTGATTTTGTAATTATTAATATTTAATAATATATGGCAGAAAAAAAAATATCATACACAGCTAGGGACTTTCAAACAATAAGAACTGAATTAATAAATTTCACAAGAACTTATTATCCGGACCTTATCCAAAATTTTAATGACGCTGGAGTTTTTTCGGTGTTAATGGACTTAAATGCCGCAGTTAATGATAACCTACAATTTCAAATTGATAGGAGTATTCAAGAAACTGTATTACAGTTTGCACAACAAAAAGCATCAATATACAATATAGCAAGAACCTATGGTTTAAAAATACCAGGACAAAGACCATCAGTTGCTTTAGTTGATTTTTCAATTACGGTTCCAGCTTTTGGTGATAAAGAAGATTTAAGATATTGTGGAATTTTAAGAAGAGGATCACAAGTATCTGGTGCCGGACAACCATTTGAAACGGTATATGATATTGATTTTGCATCACCAATAAATGCTGAAGGATCACCAAATAGATTAAAAATTCCAAACTTTGATACAAACGGAAGAATATTAAACTACACAATAACAAAAAGAGAAGTTGTTGTTAATGGAACAACAAAAGTTTTCAAAAGAGTTATTACACCAAATGATGTAAAACCTTATTTTGAATTATTTTTACCAGAAAAAAATGTTTTAGGTATTACAAGTGTTTTATTAAAAGATGGAACACAATATAATACAATTCCGGAACCACAAGAATTTTTGGGTCTTGATAATAGATGGTACGAAGTTAAGGCTTTGGCCGAAGATAGAGTCTTTATTGAGGACCCAACAAAAGTATCGGATCAACCAGGTATTAAAGTTGGAAAATATATTGTTACAAATACAAAATTTGTAACAGAATATACACCAGAAGGTTATTTAAAGATGACTTTTGGCGGTGGAAATGTATCGGCAGAAGAACAATTAAGAGAATTTGCAAGAACAGGAGATGCTTTTGATTTAAATAAATACTCAAACAATTTAGCATTAGGAGCCGCTTTAAAATCAAACTCAACATTATTCATTCAATATAGAATAGGTGGAGGACAAGCAACAAATCTTGGGTCAAATGTTATTACACAAATTGGTACCGTATCGTTCTTTGTAAACGGACCTTCGGAAAGTGTTAATAAATCTGTTGTGAATACATTAAGATGTAATAATGTTACAGCCGCAATTGGTGGAGCAAATGCACCAACAACCGAAGACGTAAGACAAATGGTTTCATTTAACTTCTCAGCACAAAATAGAGCTGTTACAATAAATGATTATGAATCAATCATAAGAAATATGCCATCACAGTTTGGAGCTCCAGCAAAAGTTACAATTACTGAAGAAAATAATAAGATAAAAATTAAGATGTTATCTTATGATTCAAACGGAACTTTAACTGATACAATTTCATCAACACTTAAAAACAATGTTGCAAATTATCTCTCAAATTATAGAATGATAAATGATTATATTTCTATTGAAAGTGCTAATCCAATTGATCTTGCTGTTGATGTTGATGTTGTATTAGATGCAACCCAAAACTCTGGAGCAATCGTATCTAAAATAATTGATATTGTTAATACCTATTTTAGTCCAAACACAAGACAATTAGGTCAAAATGTAAATGTTTCTGAATTAAGAAGATTGATTCAAAATGAAAATGGTGTTATTAGTATTTCAGATATGAGATTCTTTAATAGAGTTGGTGGTCAATACTCATCAAATCAAACATCACAAAAATACTCAAATTCAAATACAAAACAAATTGATTTAATTGCTGACACAATATTTGCAGAACCAACACAAATATACCAAGTTAGATATCCAAACAAGGATATTAATGTTAGGGTAATCAATTTAAAAACGGTAACTTTTACCTAAATAAAATATATTTATTTATTAAATAATGAATCAAAAAAAAACGATGAAAAGAATTATAAGGTTAACAGAATCAGATTTAACAAGAATTGTTAAAAGAGTAATAATGGAACAAAATGTTTCAGAAAAAAGAAAAGTTTTTTTTGATAATCTAGCTAAAAAAATATCAACTAAATTAATTGGAAAAAAATTATATTTTGGACAAATTGGTGTACTAGAGGGTTCTTCAATAACCATAAACAAATATGATGATAGAAATCACGCGATTAATTTAGAAGGTCAAAATGTTGATGAGCTTAATCTTTATTTTAATGTAACTAGAGATAAAGAAGATTTATATCCAAACGAAAAGAAAGGAACAAGAATTTGGAAAGGTTTGTTAAACATCACAGCAAAGTTTGAAAATGGTAAAATTTCCTCAAACCCAGAGGTTTTTTTGTATCTTGATGAACTTGGTAAAGTATATTTTGATAGAGAAATGAAACCAGAAAAAGCCTGGACATGGGATATGGTTGGTGGTTCGGCAATTTGGAGTGAAGCTTTGAGAGGTAATAACATGTAAAATTAAAATAATAATTAAACCCCAATCACAAGTTGGGGTTTTTTCTTTCTTTTACTTTTTTTAAAACAAGATTATTTTTTGAAAATAGGAAATAAACTATTTATCAAAAAAGTTAATTTTAATGCCCAAATCATATAGAATACGAACACAAGTAGGACAAGACAAGTTTATAAATGTCAAACTTGAACAGGACTTTGAACAACTTGAAATCTTATCACTTAAAATAAATCAAAGTGAGATCTACACAAGAGTTTGTGCTGACTATGGCGTTATCATAGGTAGAGTTGTTGTTAATGGAGGGTTTGGAGTACCAAATGCGAAAGTATCAATCTTTATTCCTTTAACAAGTGAAGACGAAACAAATCCAATAATATCAGAATTATATCCGTATAAGACATTATCGGATGTTAACGAGGAAGGATATAGATATAATTTATTACCACAAGACCCTTCTTATTCAACACATGCCGCAACAGGGACATTTCCAACAAGAGATCAGGTTTTATTAGATCAATCATATATTGAGGTATATGACAAGTACTATAAATACACTGTAAAAACAAATGACAGTGGTGATTATATGATATTTGGAGCACCTACTGGAACACAAACTCTTGTAATGGACGTTGATTTATCAGATATTGGTTGTTTTTCTTTAGCACCACAAGATTTGATACAAGCGGGTCTTGCAACCCCATCACAGGTTAATGGTAGTACATTTAAATCTTCAACTAACCTTAATGAATTACCACAAATAAAAACATTAAATAAAACAATTGAGATATCTCCATTATGGGGTGAAGATGATATTTGTCAAATTGGTATTGTAAGAGCTGATTTTGATTTAACACAAGACGCTAATATAAAGATTGAACCAAATGCAATATTTATGGGTTCTATTTTGTCAACATCAGATGACGATGCACTTAAAACAACTTGTAAACCAAAAAACAATACTGGTAATTTATGTGAATTAATTTCTGGTCCTGGTCAAATCTTAGCAATAAGACAAACAATATTTGCCGACAACCAAGGATTACCAATCCTTGAAGAACATAAGTTTGAACAAGATGGTAAAGTAATTGACGGTGACGGATCTTTTTTAGTTAACGTACCAATGAATGTTGATTATGTAATAACAAATGAATTTGGACAACAAATATTATCAAATGACCCAACAAAAGGAATACCAACAAAAGGAAAATATAGGTTTAAATTTAAATGGGAAAACGAACAAGGGTTACAAAATGAATTTTTAAGGGCAAACTTTCTTGTCCCAAACATAAAAGAACACGGTTGGTCATCATCCTCAACAGATCCATTTGACCCGACTACTGCCGTACCTTTAACAATTACGTTACCAGTTGGTACATTAACTGGAACAACAACAATAACACAAACAGGTGGGTTATTATTTGAAAATACTGTAAATTCCGCTAATTTCTCTGTTGTTATAAATGGTCAACCATATTTTGGTGATACCGGAGTAATACCAGTAAACGCCGGAGATGTGGTTCAAGTAATTTCAAATCCAATTGATGATACACAATTACAAGATATTAATTTTAAATTTCTACCACAAGATTATTTTGATGTATTGAGATCTTACTCATTTAGTTTAGATTGGGATGATTATGTGGACACCCAATCAGCAATTGATTGTGAAGATACTTTTTATGAATTTAACTATAATAAAGTTTATACAACCGCAATGTTTCTTGATAGATACAAAAACGGTTTAGGTAGAGCAAAACATCTTGGAATAAAAGAAATTGATAATAGAACTTGTAAAACAACAGTTAATACCTTTCCAGTAAATGACGCAATAAGAAACTTTGATTTTCTATTCTTTGTTTTCAACATCCTTATCAATATTTTAACAATACCAATCATAGTATTACTTTTTGTTGCACATCTTATTTTATTTATTTGGCCTGTATTAAAATACCTTTTGATTGCTCTTGGTATTTATTTTGCTTTTGACGCTGTAAGAGATATGATTGACTGGATAAACTCTGGAATTGAAAACGGAGCGTTCTCTCCTTTAGGTGGTCCAGTTGTTAATATTGGTTTATATTTTAGAATTGCATCTCAAGCCGCATCTTTTGTATTTAGGTTTGCTTTTTCAATTGCTTTTGCGGTTTTTGCTGCGGTATATCTTATAAGGATAAAGAACTTCCCAAGAATTGGATTACCAATGGTTTCATATCCAGATTGTAATACTTGTGATTGTGATTGTGGTAATGCGGAAATTGACGACGACATAACAACACAATCAGTACAACAATCAATAGACGAACAACAAAATACAGACCCAAATTCCGGAAACAATAGTGTTGTGTCTCAAGCAAATTCATTTTTGGCACCAATTAATATTTCACAATCTTATGATGTGGCCCACCCAAATTATAAAAATCCGGACGATGTTGATATTAATGATAATAATGAAGGTCCTTTTGATAATAACTATAACATACCACCTCAAACTTCACCACCATATCAAAATTGTAACTTTAAAAGTTTATTAGCTGCCGCTATTGATCAGGATATAGATGCACAAGTTGTTGCAAGAGCTTTAATTGATATAAAAAGAATTTTTTCCGGTTATGATATTGTAACATCATCTGGAACTTTAGGTGCTGATGTTATTTTTAATAATGAAGGTTATTTAAGAAAAGCACCACAACCATTTATTTTGGCCGCAGAAGATAGTACTGGTAGTGATGACAGAAGTTATGCTTTACCAACAAAAGAATCTTACCCTCAAAAATTAAATGAATTTAATACTCGTGATAAATATTTTTCTGGTGTAAATAGAATAAAAACAACTGTAAATCCTTCTTCTGGAAATACATTTTATGAAGATCAAGTTGTTGTTGTTTTAGCAAATCCAGGAACAAAAGATATATTAGGTGTTGGAAATCTGTTTAGTTTCCAAGATGGTAACTTATCTAATTGTCAGGTAAACTTAACTGGATCAACTTTAAATATTTTTGGTAATAATGCAATTACAGGTACAACAATCGTTGGAGATACTTCTGTTAATATTTCTTATGCAAACACTCAAACAACTAATACACCACAATTTCCAGTATTGATTACACAACAAAGTGAAGAAACAACCTCGTTTTTACAATACCCAACCGACATTGAGTATTTTCAAATGATTACCGGTTACACCGTAAGTGATTTTAACTCTTTAGCTAATTTCTCAACATCTGGTTATTTTCCTCAAACATATTTAAATCATGAAATTGAATTTGAATTTTGTTGTAATGGTGGATATAGTTTATTCCCATTAGGTCCTGCAATCAATTCACTGACAAATAATGTTAACTATGAAGTTTTAATTTTTGTTAGAGGTATTGATCCAAATACATCAAAACAAACTATTAGATATGACGTATCAAAAATACTTGGAAACACGACATACGGTTCCAATATAGTAGAAGGATCATATTATATGAACATACCAATACAAGGAGTTGGTTTTGCACCAAAAAGTCACAACACACCAAACAATAATGACCCACAATTATATTTTAATTCATATACGTTCAATATTGGAAATGACTACACAGGATTTACATCTGATCTACCATACTATTATTTGTCAACTGATGATGTAATTTCAGACACATATAAACCATACACAACTTGGTTTGCAATAAATGACCCTAACATAAGATCTAACCAATATACTAACGCAACTTCACAATATACGTTAATAGAAAATAGTCCAAAATATTATGGTGGTGGTTCTTTTATTGCGTCAAGATGGGCATCTTTCCCACCATGTCCTGGAAATGGTTGGAACAGTTACACTCCATCAGGAGGTGGTCCAGATGCTAAATTAGAAATTGGTTATGCACCATCAAGATTATTTATGGTTTATTCACCAGCTTATATTAGACAGTCTTTGGGTGGTGTTAACTTCTCAAATAAAACAAAAATTGTTATGAGAAGTGATAGATTACCATTATCTACCAAAAGAGAAGACGGTCTAGATGGTGACACATCATACGCATTACATCAAAATAATAACTTTACATACTATACTGCTGATGGACAAACATCGTCGCCATCAAATGGAATTGCATCTGATTTACCTTCTGGTGAAGCCGCAGACTCTTCAGTTGCATCACTCATCTCAACACTATCTTGTGATGGAATAGTCCCACTTGATTGTTATTCTGGTACTGGAAATAATGTTGGTGTTTTAGCACCAGGTACTTGTGATATACCTGTTAATAGAGTTGTTAGAGGTTGTTATTGTCTTTTAAATAAAAAGTACTTATCCCAAGTTGATGAAGATGTTAAATTATTCTTAGAATGGAAAACTAGATTTACAATAACATTTGCAGCTTGTAGAGGTGTGTTTGCACAAACATTTCAAAATAACTGGATAAATGGCGCTTTATATATGTTTAATTTTAATAAAACAGCAACATATACGTTGACAGACCCAACAACGCCAACATATAATTATTGTTCTGATGTAATAGTATTTAACGACATTAATAATGGTTTTTATTATAGGAGTTCACCTTGGAAAGAATCAACACAAGAATTTATAGGTAAAGACGCACCAACATTTAGTTCACCAATAACTTTACCACCTTCCATTTTAAATACATATCCTGGTCTTGGTTATAATAAAAAACAAATTCAGTTCCCAACAACAATTGTTGATATGGGACCAAGGGAAAAATTTATTTCTGAAATATGTAATAACAATAATTTTAATAGTTATTATGTTGACAATATAAAATCAACATCATACCAAGATTTATCTGATGTATTACAAATCGGTTTTTTATCTAGATTATTAAATGATAATGTTAGACAATCAATGATTCCAATTGCAAACCCAAGTGGTGGTAATACTGAAGGAAAGGGAATAATTCAATTCTTTAATAGTAAAAGACAAGGTGATAGAATTGATGGTGATTTTGCACAAATGTTTTCAATTAGTTCAGAATGGAAAATTCTACCTTTTATTGTTGAAAATTATCCAAATCCAGATTCTATATTTTTTGGAAATGATTCACAATCAGATCAAAGACCAGTTTTTGGTGTTTTTTATGAAGTTCCACAAATTAACAACGCTTACAGAAAAAATCTAACACCTGGTTACGAAACATTGAACTATACTCCATTATTACAGTATTTTTATGGATACCCAAAAACACAAGAAGTTCCATTCTATAAATGGACAATTGAATCGCAATCTGGTAACATTTTTGGAAATGAAAATAATAATTGGAATACAACCGGACCTTTCTATAAACGAGGTTACCAAGATTTAAATTTTACAGATGTCAATGAATATTATCAAACAACAACAACACAATTAGGATACTTAACTAATTTTGACCTAATAGGAGATCCACAACCATCACCAAATAATTCTGGTAGTTATGTCGTTGGTGCTCCTTTCCACTTCTATTTCGGTTTAAATAATGGAAAAACAGCTGTGGATAAATTTATTAAACTATACATATTAACTGAAGGGTAATGGGAATTGATAGTCCAACAAGTGTGGTTTTAGGTAGTTTGAGATTTAAGTCATCTCAAGACCAAGGTGTGTTTTCAAACATACCATTGGAACAAACTGTAAAAGAAATTGTAGAGTTTGATAGAAATGTTGATTTAAATCTTGAAACAGTGTTTGATGACGAAAGACAAGACTCAACAATATTTAGACCAGTTTGTAAATATTCTTTAATTTTTAAAAACGAATATACTGGATCAACAACATATGAACCATTTAAAAATAATCTATATTATAGTAACGCAATCAATAATGCTGTTAGTATGATTACATTACCAACAACACCGTGGGAAGGTTATCCTCAATATTTTGAATTTGATTTTGTTAGAACAGATAATAATGTTCCTGGCTATACAATACCACCAAATAATCATGTTAATTTTATAAATAAGAGTGCTTCAACATATAATTGGTCTCACTATATAACATACCCATTTGATAATGACTATTTTAAACCATTATATGCGATTGATCCAGAAACTTTAGCTTCTTGGTCTTGGACAGCAATGGACGGAATACCTTTTTATATTTTAGAGGGTAATGATTTAAATGGTAATTATATAAATTTTAAATGTCCCATGGAACATGGGTTAGTTGAAGGGGAGTTTGTTGAATTGTCTTTCCCTTATGGTACAGATACAATATTTCAGGTAACTAGTTTGGGAACACCTGGCTATGATAGCGACCTTTATATTTTTGGGATCACAAATATTGGATATACCGGTACAACATTTCAAACCGGAGCTGTTGGTACTTTTAAAAGAATTATAAATCAAAGTAACCCAACAGAAACAAGATCGGAATATTACGTAAGAAGACATAAAGTTTTAACAAATAGTGAATGTGCTATCATAACAAAAGCTGGTTTTGATCAAACAAATTTTAACTCAAAAAGTAAATTAGAAAAAGCCGTTTTAACACCTAATGGTGTAGAAAGATCTTCAGTAAAAGAAGGAAATCAATCATATAGTTTATCTTTCAATTGTGATATTGATATTAAACCACTGCTTGATAATCAAAAAAGACCAGTCTCAGAATTATTTTTTACAACAATATGGAAAGGATTTTTTGGTTGGACAAAAAAGTTAAAACAAGGTTTTGATTTTAATTTACCAATAGTTAATAATTTACCAAATTTATGGTGGGACCAAACAAATTTTTTATCAGACACACCAGTAACACAATCACAATACCTCTCAAACACATTACCACCAGTTGGCCCATTTTCATATAATAATGATTTAAATGTTGATGATATAATAGATGGAGACTTCTGTGAGTGGAACGACTATTTCCAAACAGAAAGGATTGTTTCACGAATGAATCACAAATTTATTTATAACGACCAATATTTTAACATACCTACTGATGCTCCAGCACAGAATCAATTTGGTTATTATTATAAACCACACAACTCAATAACACTAAGAGTATATTCTGATTATATTGAAGAAGGAGATGCAACCGGAGTATTAGGAATACCTGATTATGCTTTCTTTTCCAATTTATCAAATAGTTTTAGATGGAGAGATCTATATCCTTATGGATATGTTGACACATCTGGTATTGGTGTTGATTATCCATTTTTAAATGGAAAACATTATCCATATAAAAATATTGTTTTTAGAGTATTCCCAGAAGGAATCGGACTCCAAAACATAAACGAAATAGTAGACCCAACAGTAGATGAGTGTGAATAAAATTAAAATATTATTATCTGAAACAGATAAATATGTTGAAGTTCCTGTTGAAATGAAATGGGACTTTACAGGTAGAGATGATAGTATTGAAGAGTATCAGAAAAAAATGGTAAAAGAAATTATTGGGGTTGCCAATGATTTTGAAACATTAAGATTTTCACACAATTCATTTATAAATGAGAAAACAGACGTAAATTACGAATTTTATTTTTACGATAATGTTTTACCTATAACAGCAACAACAGTAACAAGTGCAAATTGGGATATTACCTATCAAAATGAAGGGTTTACACCATCAGATATCTATTACTTTATCAAACCATTTACAAAATCTTTTTTCAAATTGGATTTTTACGATACACCGGAAGATAAGAGCCAAACAAATTATTTTACAATAATTTTACCGGTCCAACAAGGTGAGTTTGAGGTTGCTAGTATTTCACCTTTATTACCACCAGTTGATATAAGAAAACCAAAATACTCACTTGACTATGTTGGTGATAAAGAAGGGTTTTTCATTTATTGGTTAAGAAAAAGAGATTTTATTGATTTGTCTGAGTTTTACATGTCTGCTAAATTTTTTAATGGAAGAACTGGTGTTTTTAGTGTAATGACAAATACACCACAATCAAATATTACACCTAGTAAATTTAATTTTTTAGGTCCTGATTATTTTTATTATAAAGTAAAACTTGATTATCAATCAAAAACATATGAAGTGTTATCAACATCAACAAATAATAGAGTTGGTGATCAAATAACACCAATAAAATGGTACGAATATATTAATCCATAATGGAAGAGCAAAAATATTATTTTAAAATATCACCAGAGAATATTGTGGCAGATCTTACCACAGTTAAATATACTGCCGGAACAGAAGTGTTTTACGACATTGATGAGTGTTGTTTTATTACGGCCGTAACGGAAAATACAATTATTGGTGAAACCGGTTTATATCTTGACATGAGAGATATTTTATCCGGAGGAACAAACGGGACTTCAATATTAACGGGACTTACAATCCCAATAATTTTTACACAAACAGCAACAGATATTGGATATTATTCTGTTTTTGATGGTGCTGTTTTACAAAAAGATGTTATAAATAATTTTTTATTTACAGCCAATACAACAAACCCATATACGTATATTTTTTATAACACATCAGATCAAGAAATGGTTAAATTTCTTGGTTTAATAACTTATGTTTTAGATTGGGGTGATGGATCACCAACCGTAACACTAACCAGTTCAGCACCGGTAACACACACTTACCCATCTTCAAACGCAAACTATACAATTAGTATGACCGCCAACTCACCTTGGGGTATATCATTGGTTCAAAAAGAAGTTATAGTTCCTTTTACTGGTGTTACAATTGATAATCCTTATGGTATTGCAACATTCACACCATACGGAGGTAATTGGAGTGGAACCCCTATAAATTATGATTATATTTTTAGTGGAGATTCAAACACGAATCTTTCTGATTTTTATAGCTCAAATTATACAACAGTTCCATTTTTAGTTACCGGATTTACACAATCATCAATAAATGATTTAGCACAATTTGGACCTAAATTTGCTTTACTAGGTGGTAAATTTAAAATAGGTGTCCAAGTTACCGGAACAACAGGTTGTGTCGGAACTGTTTGGGGTCCAGATCCAACAGATACATATACCGCTTATACAATAAATAACATTGACTATTATGACTATGAGGACTATACCTTATATGTAACATATTCATCTGGTTTTACCCAAAATGATTTAATATTATCGGCAATTACAAAAAACGAGGGCCTTTTAAATGTTATTGACCAACCAGAAGTACAGACTAATGTATTTGTTGAAAGAGGTAAGCAGTCCGTAAATGAATATATTTCAAGACTAGGAGAAGTGGATAATGTTGGGGACTTAGAGAAGTATGGATACAAATTTTTCAAAGTCAAAAAAGACACTGCCTAAGTATTTATAACTGAAGCAAGATAAACATTTTTAATAAATAAATTGTGGCAACTGGAACCTACGGAACAATAAGAAGCGCTGATGTAAGTCCGGATGATGTTGAAATCATCCTTAACTATACCCCAAGTCGTGATGTTACCGATAATTTTGTCTTAACTAAATTAGATGCAAAATCAATTTTAAGACCTTATTTTCATAATTCACAGACAGGTGGTAATGCTAATATAGAAATACTTGGTGGTTTATACAATTTAAAACTACCGGCAGATCAGTTTAATAAATTGGGTATTTACACATTATATATTAGACCTGCAGAGATTAGAACTAAAATTACTGATTGTGGTATTTTATCCGCATTACCAAACGTTAAAGGAATTGTTGTTGATTTAAACAATGTCCCTTCAGAATTTAGAAATAAATTTGTTAATCAAGGTTTAGTTGGGTTTAGAGTTGAATATTTAAATTCTGATGGTAGTAAGATACCTAATTTTTTTAGAGTTATTACTTCGTCATTTTATTGTGAACCTGTAGTTCAAAATTTAACAAATACTTCACAAAAATCTATTAGATACATTTATGTTGAGGGTACATCAAATTTACTTTTTTGTACTTTATCACCTTCATCATCACCAACTAACAAACCAAACGCAACTCCATTTATTGGACAACCGGACCAAAACATAATAATTTCAAATACATTTTTTAATCCAATAACTACAGAAATAGAAATTGTTGACCAAGACATCTCAACACTTGCTATTGCATTGTATGGTAATCAAACTAAGTCACTTGATGATGGTGTTTATACAATTTACGATAGTAACAATAATATTTACAAACAATACAACCTTTATGAGGTTAGAGACCAATTTAATGACTTGTTGTATGAAGTTAGACAAGATAGAGGTAACAACATTGATTTTAGTAAAGCTTTTAACAACATCACAGGATAATGGCGATTAAAAAGTATACTTGTCCCCCTCAATCAGCTACAGGTGCTGGAACGTTTTCTGACAACTTGGTTGGTTTCCAATTAGTTGATGGGGGAGGTTTTACCCAAGGTAATTTTGAATTTACAGAAAGTTTAACCGAAAAACAAGATAGAACTTTTAATATAGGTGTTTTTTCAGACCCAATGAGTTTGGATACGATGAATATTCAGAACATTGAAGAATCAAAAATGATCCAAGCTAAAAATTTTAGAGTGTATCCAAATTTTGATTTATCACAAGTAACTAATTTTACACTATATGGATCTTTAGTTAAAAGAATTTCATCATCAATTACAAACATAATTAGTTATTTCCCAGCGGCTTTAGAGATTAGTCCATTTCAGTTTAATTTTAGTAGAACGGAAACAGCAACAAACATAGTTTTTGACCCAATTGAAAACGAAACATATTTTGAAATCCCAATACAATCAATTCAGAATAATTTTGATATTGATTATAGTGTGAATGCAACAAGAAATATCTCATTAAGAGAAATACCTGTTTCAGAATTAAGAAACTTTACTGTTAATTATGACAAATATGGTATGTTCTTATTTGGAGATTCATATAAAATTAATAGTTTTACACCAACAGATAGTACATCAACAACAATAAAAATGTATGTTGAAGGTAATCCATTTTCTGGTCAAAGTATTAGTTATTTATATTATGCTATTAGACCGACAGATATCTATGTTAGCAAAGCTTTTAATGAAACTTTAGATGAGGTAGAACAATTTTTATTAAATAGAAGTTCTGTACCACAATACACATCCACATTTACACAAGTAAGCGAAGCTGAAGATGGAACATATTACTTAACAAATCAAAACATTACCTTCCCAAAAAATGGTGAATGGAATTTAGATATATCATCACCAGCTTTTGACAATTATTTAACAACATTAAATGATTATGCAACCGGTCTTGATAGTTACAGAACAAATTTAATTTCAAGGTTTTTAACAACCGGAGCATTCAAGGAATTTGATACTGACGAACAAAAAATGGAAAAAATTCTACAAATATATGGTAGAAGTTTTGACGAATCAATGAAATTTATATTGGCTTTACCAAACATGACAAATGTTAATTATGTTGTTAAAAATGATATACCTTCTCAATTATTAAAAAACTTAGCACAAACATTAGGTTGGAAAACAAATATATCACCAATTACCGAAACACAACTTTTAGATTCTGTTTTTTCAAATGGGAGTAATAATTTTAGTGGTGTTGGTATTGGTCAAACACCTGAAGAATTAAATTACCAATATTATAGAAATTTAGTGTTAAATTCGGCATACCTATTTAAATCAAAAGGAACAAGAAAATCAATAGAAATACTTTTAAGATTAATTGGAGCTCCAGAAGCTTTAACTGAATTTAATGAATACATATATGTTGCTGACCAAAAAATTAATTTAAACCAATTTGAACAACAGTACGCACAAATATCAGGTGGTACTTATATCCAAGAACTACCAGTTTTAGATACAACTGATATCTTCTCAATAATGGGAACTCAATATACTGGATTCACAACAACAACTATTAGTAGTAATGCTAATGTAATTATTGAGGATTACCCAATTGATGATCTTGGCTACCCAAGTATGCCACAACAATCGGACGCTTATTTCTTTCAAATAGGTGGTGGTTGGTTTGAATCAACACCACAACACAGAATGCCAGAACAAATAGATATTACAAATTCTGTATTTACTGGATCAAACCCAACATTCCAAACAAACCTACTTCCGTTTAACTATGGTGAACAATACCTACAAAGATATAGACAATTTCCATATATGACACTTGGGTTTAAATTAAGAAAAGTTGTTGATAATAAGAAAAGCTGGACTGACGAGGAAGCATTTTTAAGACAAAATTTTGATGGAAATTTTAATGCTTACTATGAAGTAGGTGATGATAATTTAACATTAAATGTTAAAAATGTTGATATTCACATGAACCCAGCACAAGGTCTAGTTTACGATGTTTGGACAATGTCAAGAAAGTACAACTACCCAATTCCAAACGAAGGACTAAACTATGTTGTACCAACTTATTGCGACCCAAATCCAAATACACCATATCCACAAAGAGGTGGTATAGATTGGACAGAAATTGTGCCAAAACCAAAAGAAAAAACATTCTTTGAGTTTGCACAAACTTTCTGGAGAAACATGGTAAATGTTAGAAACAGACAATTTATTACCGACGGTAAAACAGGGGGTTACCCAACTTTACAATCAATTTATTGGAAATATTTAGAATCTGGAACTGCGGTTAATATTCCTAATGATAATTTTACATATCAAACAATGATGGATTATGTTCATGGTCTAGGCGATTACTGGATAAGATTAATTGAACAAATGGTTCCTGCAACAACAATTTGGAACACCGGTATTAAATACGAGAACTCAATTTTCCATAGACAAAAATTTGTATGGAGAAGACAAGCTGGTTGTCAGATCATTCCAGTACCATGTAAACCATGTTCACTTATTGGACAATTGTTCGCCTATGACTGCCCAATCCAAGCTGTTGAATGTCCTTTATATCCTTGGGGTTCCGATCCTACAATCACATCGTTTGGTGTCGTTTTAGGAAATGTAATAACAAACTATTTGACAACAAATGGGTATGACCCAACAAATGATTGTATTTTAAATTCAATACAATCACAATGGTATGTTGATATAAGGGTAAACGGAGACCCAATATTAACAAAATTATTTTTCAATGGGTTTGGTTATACATTAAATGGAACTAGTTATCCAACAACAACAGATTGGACAAACGCAATTAATGATTTAACAGATGAACTACAAGTTTATGGATTAAGTTATATCATTAATAATGATAGTGAAACAATTACCGTTTATAATGGTAACTGCGTACCTTTAGGTGATGATAACAACTTTGAATTTAATGTTGGGATAAACTTTGATATATTTTGTAACGATTAATGGCTATATTAATAAATAATTATTCTGTAACTGGGGATTGTAGTAATCTTACTATTGGTGAGGTATTTTTTAATATAACCGGAGACAGTCCAGGATGGGCGGTTTCAGAAATATCAACAAGCGGTTTATTACCAACCTCAGCAACAACATCAACATATTATGTTAACAACCTACCATCTGGTAGTTATTTTGTTGAAATAACGGACTCGGCTTTTGACACATTAATTGTGCCAATTTATATATCTTCAGGAACCTGCATTTCAATTGAGGTTACTGGTACAACTTGTGGGATAAATAATGGTTCCCTTACGGCGACAACTGAAAATGTTTACGGACCAATAGATTTTTATTTGTATGATATAAATGACAACTTAATATATTCTGCTATTGGTGTAACTAATGACTATGTTTTTAATGGTTTATTACCTGAAACATATTATGTTATTGCCGATGATGGAGGTGGTTGCACAGGAAGATCTGAATCTTGTATTATAAATTCATCAAATCCGATAAATTATGGATTTTATGTTGTAAATGACGCTAATTGTATTTCGGCTTTTGGAAATGGTAAAATATTTATAACAGGTTTAACCGGTAATCCTCCATTCACATATTTGTGGTCTAATGGTGAAACAACACAAAATATTGAAAATTTATTATCAGGTTTTTATTCTGTAACTGTAACAGACAATAATGGTTGTTCATTAATCCAAACAGTTTTTGTTGATAATGTACCTCCAGTTACTTTTGGTTCTTTTATAACAACACCACCTACTTGTTTTGGAAATGATGGATCTATTGAGGTCGTAATAGTTGATGGAACCGGTCCATATTATTATAGTGGTAGTAACGGTGAAACCATAATAACATTTTCACAATCATACACATTTAGTGGACTAAGTTCTGGAAGTTTTTCTGTTTACGTACAAGACGCCGGACTTTGTAGTTTTATTAATTCAACATCACTAATCACACCAAACGCTTTTTCTATTGTCTCAATAAATTCAACAAACTCAAGTTGTGGAAACAATGGTCAGATTGATATTATTTTAAATAGTGGTGTACCATCAGGAGCATTTACATATACATTAATAGATTCTTTAGGTAACTCAATATCAGAAACAACAACGTTAGCAAACAAAACATTTCCAAATTTAGCATCAGACACCTATACTTTAGTTATATCACAAGGTGTTTGTACATATACAACAACCATTACAATAAGTAACACAATATTATTCACAATATCAGCATCAACAACAGGAACAACTTGTGGGTTTTCTAATGGATCAGTACAAATAATATCAAGTTCTGGAGGAACATTACCTTACACATATGAAATTAACGGGTATCCACCATCATCACAAACAATATATAATAATTTACCATCCGGAACATATACAGCAACAGTAACAGATCTAAATGGTTGTTCTCAAACAACAAACTTTACAATAAACCCATCAAATGGTGTGTTTTTTGATTTATTTACAACACAACCAGTTAACGGTAATGATGGAGAAATCCAAACATTAATCTACTATGGTGAACCACCATTTACATATAATTGGACACCTAATGTTGGAACAGGACCACTAGTTACTGGATTATCGGCCGGAACATATACTTTAGAAGTTGTAGATAGTAACGGTTGTGTATACACTAAATCAACATTACTTGATGGAACTAATAAATTATCTAATTATCAAGTATTTAATATCTGCAGTTCACCATTTCAAAAGACAGACATAATTGGTAAAAGAGGGATTTATCAAATGTTTAATGAGGGTTTTTATGATCTAACATTTGATGATATAAATTGTAAATTAAACACAGCACAATTTGTTCTTGAAACTTCTGTTGATGGAGAATATAAACAAATTAATTTTTATTCATCATCTGGAATCACAGATTATCCTTCTGATGTGTTATGGGTAAATACAGTTGTTGAAACTATTAAAACATACGAAGGAATTGGTGATGTTATTGTTGATTACCAAAAAAATACAATACAAATTTTTAATACTTGTGTTACAACTGGTAGCACTTGCAATCAACAAAATGTTAATTTATTAAGCGATGCAAAAATAACAATTAATCTTTTAATTGATTATGATATTTCTTGTGAGTTTTGCGGATTACCACCAACACCTACACCAACAAACACACCAACACCTACACCAACAAACACGCCAACACCTACTGTTACACCAACACCTACTGTTACACCTACTGTTACACCTACTGTTACGCCAACACCTTCCGCTTCACCAGCACCAATTTATGATTTTGTTACCACTTGGTTTGTTTCATCAATGTTCCCAATAACATTACCTTTAATACCATTGGGAACATATTCTTTCACTGTTAATTGGGGCGATGGTAATACGGATTTTATTAACACTTGGAATAGTCCTCAAGCAACACATACATACGTCGCAAATGGTAACTATACTGTAACAATATCCGGAACTATTGAAGGTTGGTCATTTAACTCAAGTCCAAGTACTAAATACATCACAAGTGTTGTAAGTTGGGGACCACTTAAATTAGGTAATGATGGATATAATTTCGCTGGTTGTAGAGGTTTAGATCTTTCATTGGTTGTGGATGTTTTAGATTTATCCGGAACTTTTAATTTAAAACGAGTTTTTGCTGGATGCCAAACATTAACAACAATTAATAATGTTGAATTATGGGACACATCATCAGTTATAACATTTGAAGAAGCGTTTGGAAAAGATGTTAATTTTAATGATAATTTAAGTGATTGGGACATGTCTAATGTACAAAATACATCTGGAATGTTTGCGAGTTGTATTGATTTTAATAATGGCGGTAGTTCATTAATTAATAACTGGGATGTATCAACAGTTTTTGATATGTCTGGTATGTTCAGTTCTTGTATACATTTTAACCAACCTATAGGTAATTGGATTATGTCTTCAGTAACAGACATAAGTAATATGTTTGCAGGAGCTTCAGTATTTAATCAAAATATAACAACTTGGAATACTATAAATGTAACAAATATGAATGGTGTTTTTGCTAACGCTGTTGTTTTTGAACAAAATCTATCCAGTTGGAATATATCAAATGTAACAACTATGTTTAATATGTTTGCGAATATAAGTCTATCAACAACAAATTACAACGCATTATTAGTTGGTTGGGCAGCACAAACAGTACAACCAGATGTAACTTTTGATGGCGGAAACTCATTTTATAGTGCATTCCCAAGCGCTGCGTCCGTTGCTAGAAATACATTAACGTCTGGACCAAATAACTGGATTATAAATGACGCAGGACCAATATAATGACACAACTTATTATAACAAATGTATTTAATTTTTCAGTTCCATTTAATGTGTGGGGTTGTGACATCTATGGAAATAATTGTATTTTAATTGCAACTCTAAACGATTTCATTCCACCAACAATCGCTTTAACATTACCACCACTATTTGATACATACCCAGGACTTACTTTGAAATTTACAAATTGTGTGAATTGTGACCATAGCGAATTTTTACTATGTGACCTATTCCCAACCGTAAAACAGTTCCAAGACGGGATTAATTTCTTTTTTATGGACGGAATAGATTATACTTTCCAAGATTAGAATATTTATTATAAAAATATAAAATGGGATTTCTTACCGATAGGACTTTAGCGACTGGTGTAACTTTACAAGATTTAATACATATTGTAATAACAGGTGATACGTCACAAGGAAATTTTGCCGGATCATCATACAAAGCAACAATACAACAAGTATCTGACGCTATTTTATCTGGTCAAACACAATTATATGAAGTTGGAACTGGTACGGACTCAACACAAAGAATTAATGTTGGATCTGATGCAAGTGGTGATTACTCACTTGTCGGTGGGGGAACTGGAAATACTGCGTCTGGAAATTATTCATTTGTTGGTGGGGGTTATATTAACACCTCAAGTGGAGATTCTTCAACCGTAAGTGGTGGTTATCTTAACACATCGTCTGGAGATTATTCATTTGTTGGTGGAGGAGATTCAAATATAACAATAGGGGATTATTCTTTTGTTGGTAGTGGTTCTGGAAACACAACAAGTGGGGATTATTCTTTTGTTGGTAGTGGTTTTAATAACACATCAAGTGGTTACGCCTCATTTGTTGGTGGGGGAATATTTAATACATCAAAGGCTGATTACTCAACCGTAAGTGGAGGTCTTAATAATACATCAATAGGGGATAATTCCTTTATTGGTGGTGGATTCAGAAATACATCTGGAGATCAACACTCAACCGTAAGTGGTGGGTATTGTAATTTGTCAGACAACTTAGGGTCAACCGTTAGCGGGGGTAGACAAAACACATCAATTGGAGGGTATTCAACTATTAGTGGAGGTTGGTGTAACACATCAATCTGTAACTATTCAACCGTAAGCGGCGGCTATCTAAACACATCAATAGGAAATGGTTCATTTATCGGCGGAGGTCGTCGAAATACATCAAGTTGTATTTATTCAACGGTAATTGGCGGTTCTGGAAATACAGCATCTTGTTTATATTCATTTGTTGGTGGTGGTCGTCAAAACACAGCAAACAACCAATATGGCTCTATTTTAGGTGGATCTGGAAACACCGTTAATCACGAAATGTCGGCAACATATGGTAAAGATGTAATATCAGTATCAGCTTGTACTTTCCACGTAAATTATTTAGCATTACAAAATACCCCAGGAACAGATAGTACAAATGATAATATGTTAGTTAGAGACATATCAACAGGTGTTATTAAACAAAGAGATATTACAAGTACTTTAAATAAAAATTACGCATCTTTTTATGACACTGGAGACCAAACAGGTCTTGCTAATACAGTATTAACTATGTCGGCAAACACATCAGATTCTTGGAATACTGGAATTATTTTAAGTGCAAATACAATATTTGTAATACAAAATCCTGGTGTTTATAATTTAGCATTTAGTGCTCAAATGGTAAAAACTGGTGGTAATAGTTCTACACACGCACACATATGGCTTTATCAAAACGGTCTTGATGTATTATATAGTGCTAGTCAGATTGGATTTCCTTCAAATAGTGTATATGTTGTTCCTGCTTGGAATTTCTTTTTTAGTACTACAACACCAAATGAATATGTTGAATTAAAATGGGAAATAAATAGTAATGTAGATAACCAATTGTCAATAAAACATCAACCAGCCGCTGGAAGTGTACCCGCAATCCCATCTCTTATTGTTACTATCAACCAAGTAAATTAGTTCACTTTAAAAAATTTAACAATATATTTTCAATATGAAAGATATTGTATTTGTAACGGCACAACCTGACGTTCCGTATTTTCATTGGCAAGTAAAGTTATACACACACAATTTTATAGAAAAAGGAATTGACCCTAAAAATATCCACGTAATATTCTCAACAATAGGAAATAACCAATTATCTCAAGGTGCTAACGAACTGAAAGAAATAGGAATTAACATTCACTCATATAAAGATGAAAGAGTTAATAAAAGATATATACCAAGTATTAAACCTTTTTTACTTTATAAGTGGTTAGAACAATATCCACAATATGGTAAATGTTTTTTCTTACATGATGCAGATATCATATTTAGAGAATTACCAGATTTTGAAAAAATGATGAATGATGATATATGTTATCTTTCAGATACAATTGGATATATTGGGTATGATTATATTATGGATTGTTGTAGAAGATACGAATCACAACACCCAACTTCTGAAAAAGGTCAACTTTTAAAAGAAATGGCTGACACAATAGGTATAAGTGTTGATCTAATAAAAGAAAATCAAAAAAATTCTGGCGGAGGTCAATATATTATAAAAAATACTGATTACAAACTTTGGGAAAAAATATATTTAGATTCTTTTACATTATACAATAATATGTTGATCTACCAACGAAAGTTTCCAATAAATCCAGGTCAAATACAATTTTGGACTGCTGAAATGTGGTCAGTATTATGGAATCTATGGTTACACAACTTTAAAACAAAAGTTGTTAATGAACTTTCATTTTCCTGGGCAACAGATAGTGTTGATGTTTATAAAAAACACACAATATTACACATGGCAGGTGTTACAGACGACCTCAAAAAAACAAAGTTTTATAAAGGCGAGTTTATAAACATAGACCCAATTAAAAAATTAATAGAGGACCCAACTTATTTTAATTATGTTGACACAAAAAGCTCAACAATAAAATATATAGAAGTTATGAAATCTTATATTGAAAAAACAAATAATTGATTATTTATTAATATGGGAAGTTCTACTTGTAATTGTTATGAATTTACTGCTGAAGCAACTGGTTTAGCATCATATACTGATTGTGATAACATCACACAATTTATACCAATTACTTTTGGAAATATTTATAATTTTTGTACAAATGATATTAGTAATTTTAATGGAGCCACTAGATTACCTACAAGTACAACATTACTTGGTGGATGTGTGGATGGTGTTTGTCTTGCACTAACAACCACAACTACAACATTTTTTCCAATTACAACCACAACTACAACATTTTTTCCATCACCAAACACACCACTAGAACCAACAAATGAATGTGATGTAATAACAATATTTCCTATGGGTGTTGAATGTGTTAGTATTGATCCTAGTTTTAGTGACACATTTGACGGTTCCGCATCTTTGTATATTACAGGAGGAACACCACCATATGAAATATTATGGGAAAATGGAAGTGTTGGAACAACAATAAATAATTTAGGTGTTGGGGAATATAAAGCGACAGTTACAGATTCATATGGTGATTTTTTAATTACATCAACTTGTATTTTATCTGCCGAAACACCATCTCCAGTAACCACAACAACAAGTACAACAATTTTACCACAATTTGATGATTTGTGTGTAATATATACAACACCAATTGGTAATACATTTCAGTCAGAATTTTCAGATTTTATATATAATGGTATTTTTAATGATAAACCAAGTTGGTTATCTAGTGATAGTGAATTTTTTATGTATTGGAACACAGGAACAACAGAAGATTGGTTAATTTCTGGTAATACAAGTTTTGTTGTTTATAACCCAAATCCAGACACACCACCATTAAATGGTTGGCAAATTTTAGGTGCTGGTAAAACTATAATAACAGTTGTAGAAGGAAGTTGTGATAATTTACCACCACTATCAATGCAATTAACAAGTAATAATCCTTCTTGTGGTAGTAATGGTTCTATAATTGTTTCAGCAAGTGGTGGTGTTCCACCATACCAATACTCAAAAAATGGAGGAACAACATTTCAGTTTAATCCGATATTCAATAATTTAGGTAGTGGAAATTACTCAATTGTTACTAAAGATTCCACAGGTTCTTTACAAACACAAATTGTTACAATAACATCTAGTTCTTCACCAATAACTTACAACATTGCACTTATTAGATCTGGAAATAATTTAAGTATTTCAATAACACCAGCACTACCAAATGGTGTTGATGTTGTTTTTGATTTGATCACTAATTCACAGTTTAGTGTCGCACCATTACCAACTTCAGCAACAAATAATTCTGGTGCAAACATTTTGGTAAATGGATCCCCAGTGATTCCAAATTCACCAATTATTAATAATATAACAACAACAAACTTATGTAATGGAACAACATATATTACAACAACACTTTCAACTTGGTCTAACGTTACACTAAATAACACATCAACTTTTTCTGGTGTGATATTCAACACAGTTAGTCCTGTTTTACCATCACCAGCTTGTTATGATGCGGCAAGTAATACAAACGCATACATTAATAACGCTAAGATACAAGGGTGTGAATGTTGCAATATACTTATAATACAAGAAGCACAAAGTAGAGGTATTTAGGATAAATAACAACACCAAACATATAAAATGAAACAAATGATATTTATTTACAAATGAGTTATATACTTAAAAATACATCAGGATTAGTTAACACTAGAGTTACCGACACAGGAAGACAAAAACTGTCCCAAGGTAATTTTAAAATATCTTATTTCCAAATTGGTGATAGTGAGGTCTCATATGATAAAACACCACTAAACTATAATCAACCAAATAGTTTTGTGTTGGAACCACCATTTAATACACAAAATTCATCTGGTGTTCCGCAATCAAATAGACAAAGTGTAAAATACCCTTATTATGTTGATGGAAGTGCTGGAAACACGTTTGGTATACCATACATGGATTCAGTAGTTGAACCAGTATTTAATAGAGCACCTTTACGTGGTTTTTTTGGTGGTGTAACAACAGGGTCAAGTGTAAACTGGAATGTATTAACAAATACAAAGTATGTTGTTTCGGCAAATTATGTTATTGACATGGCAACACTTGTTGGGACAAATAAAGTAAAATTAATTTACGATCAGTGTGATCTTTATAACATTAATGAACCATCAGTTGGCGACATAATAACAATCTATTATGATGGAAATGGGTTAAAAAATTGTGGTTGTAATTATCCACCACAACCAACCCCAACACCAACCCCAACACCTAGTACAACACCACAACCAATTTTAGAAACATGTATAATCATGACTGAATTGGATGAATTTATGTTGACCGAAGATGATTTCTTTTTAGTTTGGGATGATTGTGACACAACACCAGTTGTTTCACCAACACCGACACCTACTGTAACACCAACACCAAGTATAACACCAAACTACGATCCTTGTGCATCACCTACGCCAACACCTACACCATCTACAACACCATGTGTAACACCAACACCAAGTAGAGCTTGTCCTCCACCACCGGATGCTAAGTGTGAAATGCCAATGAACTCTTGTTATCACATTTTAACATATAAGATTGTTGCAATATGTGAAAACGAAATAACTTTAGATAGAAACACACCAGATTTTTCAGGTTTGGTATTTGACTGTTACGCAAGAACTGTTATTTATCCACCTAAAATGACATCTTTATATGATAGTATTACACCAAGACCACATTGGTCCGATGATGTGATAAATTTTGAATCAGTTTGTGATATAGATCAATTTGATGTTAAAGTTTGGAATATGAATATTCCTTGGACTGAAAACCCAGCCGGACTTAATTCAACTGTCTATGAAGGATATGATCAGTTTGGATCAATAGATTATATTGGGACAAAAGAATATTTTGGATATAATTCAAGTTCTGGTCAAACAGACACCGACTATGTATATTATTATAATTCATTTGATGAGATAGTACAAGTTAAACCAGAAGAACAAAAAGCAATTGCAATTATTCATTATACAAATCAAACTATTGATTTCTTCTATGGTGAAAAATTTGCATTACAACCATACAACCCATCAAATCCAGAAGATACAACAGGGCAAGCAAGAAACTTTAAATTACACATTCCTTGGTTAATGTGGCATAAAAACCCTGAATGTTGTTTTGGTGAAACCTTCTGGGTTGACCCACCAAATTTTGATGATTTAGATTTATTTAAGGTTAACTATATTGAGTCAACCAAAAATGATGGAATGAATCAACCAGGAATAAGGTATTACCATCTATGGGACACAAATAGAAACGCTAATGGAATCCCAAGTAGAATTGGTAAGGTATTCCCAGATAGTAAATTAGTTATAATTGATGATGAGGAAATAATTGCTGCGATGTCTTATAAATCTAACAGAAACTGGACATTATCAGCACCTCAGATCTCTTTAATCACACCAAATACTTGTGGTGTAGCGACATCAACTATTGATGGTGTTTTAACTAGTAGTAACGAGACAATGTTTGTAACTTATAGGTTTTCAAATGACACTGAATTTACAAATTCATTACATTCAAATTACTACTCAAAAATTTCTGGAAATAATAATGATTGTAATCCTGATACATCTAAAAATGTTGCTGTTAGATTTGGGGCTGAGTTTAAATGTTTAAACCAACCTATATTTAACCCAACAACAACCTCAACAACATTTTTTCCAACAACGTCAACAACAACATTACCACCTAGTGAAACTTGTTTTATATTAACAGAGACTCTTAATATTATAACAACCGAATCTGGAAATGGTTTAATCTGGTGTAATGAATCGGTTTTATTATCACAACAAGATATCCCAACACTAAAAGAAACTGTATATTATCCATTGAGGTTAAATACGACTACAACAACAACATATTGTCCAACAAGTTGTGATATACCAACAGGTTTCTTTGCTAATAGATTAGAAATATTAGCACAAAAAGTAACAACAGGTCAAAGACCAACATCTTCAGGTTGGAAAATAATTGATTTTACAGATTCATTAAGTGGTGAAACATTAAATGGTTATATAACTGAGGCCGCATTAACTGGTACCACATTTATTATTACAAAAGATCTTTATGATTCTGCGCCAACATATAATTTGAATGACTATATTAATCTTACGACTCTTGGTACGACAACACCCAATCTTAATTTTGGTGATGAGTATTATTTCTATGGATCAATAGAGACAGATATTCAAGCAACAATATATGAAATGAACTATAAGATTAATCTTAATTTTACTGAGTTCCAAAACACATCAAATCCGACTTGGAAACAAGGAACAAAATCATATGTTACCGAAATTGCCTTACTTGATGATAACAAAGATATTATGGTTATATCAAAATTACAATCGCCGGTAATAAGACAAGGAATACAACAGTTTGTCATCAAATTAGATTTCTAAACATTCAGTTTAAAATTTTTTATGTTAGAATTAATTTATGGCAAAACAAATTAAAAACACACCTAAAGTTTTAGGTCTTGATATCTCAACTAAAACTATTGG